TGCCGCCGTGCGAAGAAAAAAGGAGACATATAAATGTCTCCTTCTAAATTAAAAATAATATTTTTTACTACCAATATTTTCATAATCTTCAATTTTAATTTGACCTGTTACGGTACTTCCCCAATTATTTACATCGCAACTACCAACAACATTAATAGTAGTGCTTCCAAATTCAGAGGGTAGTAAAGATTCATATTCTTCTTGAGAAGAATTAAATTTTATTAACTCTGTCCCATTTGGTAGTTTTATTTTTAAAGTAGGAGATTTATTAGGCGACATTAATGATAAATTTTCTTGCGTAACCTAAATATTCTCTATTGCAATTAAAGGCTTTTCGATTCCCTATCCCCACAGCTAATTTAAATTAGCAATATCTAAAACATCTTGTGATTTAAACTTAAAAAAGTCCCAAATCAAATCTACTAAATAAACTTTTCTAAAATCACAAGATTCTAATTCTTTATTAGAATATTCAATAAAATTATCAAAATTATTATCTGAAATTGAGACTCCCATGGCATTTGAATGACCTTCAGCCCAGTTGATAAGACCACTATTATCAAGGAAGCCTTTAAAATCATCAAAATCAGCTGTGTTAGTACCTCGACCAGAGCCTTCCCAATTAATACCATTATCAGTATCATTCTCAGCAAGAATTAATACTGGATGCCCATATTCAGCAACAATTTTATTTGCTACAAGTCCAGTAAGATTTCTATCAATAATATGATTTTTATCAAGTTTTACAGCAATAACTTTATTTTCTAATAAATTTTTATCTTTGATAATTTTATTAATACTTGTATAAACACTATCTTGAATTTTTGTCTAACGATTTTTTACATTTACGCAAGTCCTAACTGCTTGAGTTACCAATGGTTCATACTATCCTTTGCACCCTCTTTTTGTTGAAGGAACCTGATCATATGAATTAAATTCTAACATGGATTTAAAAACAATCATTCGTTCTTCATTTGTACCAGAACGAACAATAGCATTAATCTATGGTGCAATATACCAACTTACTGAAAATGGTTGTAAACCACCGGCACGACTAATACTATAATCATTATGTTCAGCAAGCTCTTTTAAAAATGGATTGCGGAAATGCTAAAGTCCTTGATTAATAATATAATGAGTTTCATAATTCCTTAAATCCATCATATCCGCAATAATTCCAACAGCAGTTAAGTCTAAAATTTCTTTCGCATAATTGGTATCCAAAAGAGAATCTAAATATGAACAAAATTTATAAACAATACCGACACCAGATAGAGTTTTATTAGGATAATCACACATTTGATTATTTATAATTATTGCATCTGCGGACTCCCGGTCTGCGAGGTGATGATCCAGGACAAGAACATCGCAACCGCGCTCCCGCAATTTCTTATGATCTTCATAATTATTACTGCTAGAATCTGGACATATAACTAATTTCACATCTTCTGGAACTATATCTGCATTAATGCCATGAACTTTTCCTTCGTTCATATAATAAATTATATGCGACTAAGTAAAAGCTGGAAAAAGCATATTTAAATAATTAATTAATGCTGCGCTACTTGTCATTCCATCACAATCTACATCAATTAAGACAAAAATTTTATCATTATTTTTGATATGCTATATTAAAACAGAAGCTCCTTCTTTCATATTATCTAATAAAAGAGGATCTAACAAATCTTTCTATGAAACTGTTATATAATGCTACATTTCTTCTGGGGTCATTCCCCTATTCATGAAAATCCGCTCTACCGCATTATATTCCCTATTAAAATCTAGCGGGAGCAATGATTTTCTAAGTTGATATTCCATAATGAATTCAACCTCCTTTCATCATAATCGCCTCCTTATTTATAACATATAATTATTTCAATATCAATATCATAAAAAATTCCTTGAATAATTCTTTTTACTACATTCCAATCTAATTTATCTAATCCACAACCAATTTTAGGCATAGCAATTTTTTTAATATTATATTTTATACAAGTCTTTTTTAATTCTTCTAGTGCATTAGTTAAAGTTAAATAGGAAGGTTTTTGAAAATAAAATTCTTTAGTTACTAAATTATGAATATTATTTTCCCAATCATTAATAATAAAACTATTAACACCATGTTGAAAATTTTCAATAGAAACTTCTTTATTTATATGTTTTAAAATTCTATTTTTTTCATTAAAAATTTTATTAAAAGAAAGAGAAATTCCTGCTCCCATAGCAAGATCAGCTGATATACATTGGACAAAATGGTATCCCTTATCTTTTAACTCAAACAAATCTTTTAAACACTCATTATAAATCATAAGATTATTCTGTTTTTAAATAAATATAAAAAATTATCCATCCCGCAGTCAATAGGAGAATCTTTATATCCTAATAAATTCCATTTATCCCACATAAAAGTTATTAAAACATCATTATGATATTTTTTATAAATTCCTAAAAGCTTTTTTTCCCAATGTTTGCTTTCTTCGGTATTTATTTCTTGATATTGTTTATCAAATGCAATTATTATTTCTTCTACATTTTTTTCTAATAATAATTGCATTTGATTTACAGATAAATTGGAACCACAAACCGCAACACTTAAATTATTATCCCATCCAAAATATGAAGCATATTTTAAACAAGATTTTTCACTCTCAAAAATTATTGCTTTTTTCATTTGGCTTATATTGTCTTTACTCCAATTTAAACCATATAAATTTAATCCAAGAGGGTGATTATATAATTTATGATTTATTGATATAGGTCGGTACTTACCATAAATTTCAGCTTCTTCTTTTATAAGTGTGCGGCCGCGCAGTCCAATGAATCTTCCATTCTGGTCATAATGTGGAATTGTAATTTGGTCTTTTCCAGGATAATAACCAATACAAGCCTTTTCAATTACCTCCTAAGTAATTCCTTCTTCTAACCAAGGTTCAATTTTTATATTATAATTGAAAATTGATAAAATTTTAAGATCATATTCTGGTAATTCTTGAACATTATGATTTTTATTTATTTCTTTTATTTTATCATAATTTGCGAAAATTTTCCAATCAGGTAAAGCATCTTCATCAGCGCCATCTACAGAGTCTCCTGAAATTCCGAATCTACGGGCAACCCACCGGACCGCCGCATTTAAATCATATTCTTCTTTCCATTGAATTTTCGCAACTTTACAAACCAATTCAAAAATATCAAAACTACCATTACACTCTGTAAAACAAGTAAACATTGTACTATTAATATAATAATACAATTTTCTACTTCCTTCTCCTGGAAGATTATGACAAATTGTAGTTGATATTATTCCAAAGCTTGTATATTCTGGTTCTCCGCCAAATTCATTTAACAAGGCGAAGATATCTTCTAGTTCTAATGCTTCTTTTACCTTCGCCTTGTTATAGTCAATCATATTACCCCTCGATTACTCTCACACAGTAGCCTAAAAGACCGTATTCATAATTAATATAATCGCATAAATACTTCTGAGGATCGATCTTCTCTTCTGCTTTAGTTCGAGAATTAAGAAGATCAATAATCATTGCCTTGGGCATTTTATATTCTACAAAATCCTTCCCAAGATAAGGATCATCTGGATACCAGAATTTTGCAGTTTCTTTCTTCGCAAAATTAGTATTCTTTTTAATATAATTCTTCTTTTGATTTTTCTTATCAAAATTCTTTTTAACGCTATTTTTTACAAAAGTCTTATTAGTCTTCTCCATTTCCAAAGGCACCTTCCTCAACCATTATTTTAGTATTATTAATTTCTATCATTTCATAATCATATGTTGTTGCAAACATAGGCTGAATTCTACAGCAACCTAAATCTGCTTTGCACCATAAAATTATTCCTTTATATTTACCTCGTCTATTTTTATAAATAGACATTTTTATTGTCGGTTTAGAAAAAATATTAGAACTCAATATGGGTTCTAATGCTTTTATATCATCTTCTTTTACTGGGAGTAAAATACTTCCATAATCTATCTTATCTGCTATTGCCTTAGCACCACGAAGTAAGTTTTGATCCGGAGTTTTAGCTTCTTGATAGTCACCATTTAATTGTGTTGCAGATAGAATAAAAATTCCATATTGATTACATATATCTTTCAATTTTGTTGATAGCATAAAAAGAATATTATCTTCGCGGAGTTTGACTCCGCCGGATCTTTTTGTAATCTCTTCAAGGATCTTTAGGCTGGTGTGAATATAATCATGACACGTTATTCTTACGTTTCCATAAGCGCTGACTAACTCTTACTGCGGCGGCCCGTTTCTGCTAACGTAGAAGCGGTTTCCGCAGGATACCTTTTCGGCATTTAATACACTTCGTTTCCTAAAATGTAACTACGTATCAATAGTAGCCCTACTCTCCTACCCAGAAGGCTTAGGAGATAGTCGATACAGGTTCTTTTAGACATCTTTCCAAGTTCTTTTATTAATAATGTCTGCTACGGTTGATTTTGAAATATGGTATTTTTCTGCAAGTTTTGTATAAGATAATTTATTTTTTTCTTTATCTTCTCTTATCTTTTTTACAATTTCAGCAGTTAATTTTGTATGCCTACCTTTTTCAAAAACCTCTGGCATTATTAATCCATATCTTTTTCCAGTCCATATATTTAAAAAAGAATTATAATGTAATCTTTCTTTATATTTCTAATTATATATTTCAGTAGGACTTTTTTTATTTTGATATGCTTTTCTTAATTCAATAACTTCTTCTTCTGTTAATTTTGCTTGTCCCCAAATTTCTTTTTTCCTATGTTCTAATGTTTTTGGTTTATTACAATTTTTTCCACCAGGTTCAACATTATAACCATTAGGTGTTTGAGTATTATAATTTTGAATAAAAAAGATTTCTAATTTATTAAGTGTTTCTATATCTTCAATATCTTGTGCTAAAATCTTATATTCAAAATTTTCAAATCCATATTTTCTAAAAGCTCTATGGATTAAAGAATCATACTCTTTATCATTTGGATTCTAATAACTACTTTTATGAGCATTATATCTCTTTTCTGGATTAATGGTTTGTCCAATGTACATTTTACCATTAATTTTATTAATATAAGTATAAATAATTCCCATAATATACTCCTTTCATATTTTCTTCTATTTTATATGAAAGAAGTCAGAAGTTATTTGACTATTTTCGTCCAAAAGTTTCCCACGGGATTCCCATGCATTACTGTTTAGGGTTCCCCGTTAGCCTATTATAAATAATAGACCCCGTTGATAAACGGAAAAGTATTTCATTGTCCCGGCACCCTTAATAGGGTCGAACACATACTTTACATTCTTTTCTCTAACATTCTTTTTAATTCTATCTTCAACATCTTTTAATGAAAAATCTGGTAATTCTTCAATATAAATAGGACTTTGTTCAAGAATACTAGCTGCCTCTAATACTCTTTCTTCTTCATCGCCTTCATATTTACCATTAATAATATGTTCCTCATTTACCGCAGATAAAAAAGCGAGCATCATTGTCTGAATTTCTTCAAGCTCTTGTTCTGTTGTAATATATAAAACTGGTTCTGCTACACCATTTTTAATCCATCCAAAAGTTTCATCATAAATTTTATTACATCCAATATAACAAGCATCTGCGATCATTCCTCTGGTCTTACCAACACCTGTAGGCGCCGACCGCAAATAAAACTTTTTTAATCTTGCTCCACGAGTAACTGTATTAATTAAAGGCCCATATAAAGGAACACCTACTTCTGGATGTTCTTTAAATCTATTAATTAATTGTTTAATATTCAATCCCGCAGGAAGAGATTCTCCAAAAGAATCATCTACATATTGAATACGGATATTATCAATCTTAGCATCTACTAAATTTGCAATATCATCAAGAGTAGCGTTATCTAACCATTCTTCTTGCTTTTGTTTTAATTTAGAATCTAAAATATTATCTGGATCATATATATCAGAAACATTAACTCCATAATTATCATATGCACGAAGTAAAGACATTTTCTTTAATCTTCCATAATAATAATCAAAAGATAATGGAGTACAATTTTCAGCAATTTTTAAAATCCATTCATTACCTTTGTTGCTATTATAAATAGCTTCATACTTTGGGCGATCTGATAAAAAATCTGAAATATTTTCTATTGTTATTTTTTTAGCACCTAATTCATGAATTTTATAAATTGCTCCAAATACAATTCTATGAAACTGATTATCAAAATCCTGGTCTGTAATTACATATTTATCTGTTAAATCAAGTAGTTTCGGATTATTATAGATTGCGCCAATTACTTGTATGATAGCTGTATTGTCCACATATTTTGAACTCATTCTATCGTATCGTCCCCCTCATCATCTAAAAAAGTAAATAATTGACGTTTTTTTATTAGTCTTTCTGGTCGCGGAATTTTAACTACTATTTCTTCTGGATGATATTCTTCTAATTTAAAATCTTTATTTTTTTGCTGTGCCAACCAAAGTTGGTAATAATAGTTAAAAGCATCCCGATATATGTAGGGAACAATACCGATTCCATTATTAGATTTCTCAATATTGTTCCCTTTTACTTCATAAAAATATTTTAAAGCTTTTAATATCCCAGAATATGTAAAATTATAATTATCTACATATTCATTTATCTATTTCCTTATTCGAGGTGTTACATAATTTTCCCCAAATAATTCCATAATATATTTTTCTAATTTTCCTTTATCATCTAAAACTTCTTCAACATGAGTTTCAGCCTTTTCCGCACATAATTTATGAGCATATCTTCTGCTCATAACTTGTACTGCTGGTTCTTTATCTCTATCAAAGACTTGTTGACAATAATAACATTTAACTCTATGAGCCATAATAATAACCCCTTTTTGGTTAATATTTCATTATTATTATATCATAAAATTATTTGTTTGTCAACTCTTTATACACCATACCATTCCACTTTCTAATTGCATCTTTCTCTTCTTCTTCATAAAGGTCATATGAAAAACCACAATTAGAACATCGAACGACATAATCATTCCAATGACTTAAAACACAAAAAATTTTTGCTTCATGTCCGCATTTAGGACATTTCATAATTCTTAAAGTTTTTTTATCATTCATAATATTATTATACTATATTTTTTATATAAAATCAATAAAAGCATTTTTAAAGATTACTCTTTAAAAATGCTTTTTATATAATTAAATATTATTAATATCCATTACTTCGTCTCTTAAATCTTTTAGATCTTGTATAATAAGATAAACCATTTCAGCTTGCTCTGGAGTTGCTTCTGCAATTTTCTTTTTCTTGCCAAGATACTTTTCAATAATTGCAGTAATCTTACTTGAATTAGAGGCATTCGCAGTCATAATATCTCCAGCAAGGGTCTGGAACTCAGCCATCAATTCGTCAAAATTATATTCTGTTTTTACAGGAGCAGCTTCTCTCTCTTCAGTGACATATGCATTTCCATATTCTAATCCTTCTTTATCAATAGCATTATGAATTGCTTCTACCAAGTTTTCATAATTCATTTCAATTTCGGGAACAATATACTTAAATCTACCACCGCAAGAAATTGTATCATCCTTGTATCTTAGAGTAAGAACACTCATATCGTGTCCGGCAACCTGATGAGCATATCCATAAATATCCGCCATTCCTTCAATAGTTTTCTGAACAGATTTCGGACTAAGAGCAGGACGAATTTGCATTCTGTCATTTCCATCTGGATCTTTTACAATAGATTCACTTGCATGTCCAATAAAAAATACTGCATATCCAAGCTGAGTTAATCCTCTAAAAACATCATTAAATTCATCTTTAAATCTCTTCCAGCTGTTGGTTCCCCAACCGCCTTCTCCCATAGTGTCAATTCCGAGCTGACTACAAACATATTTCTGACAATAATCTGCTGCAATATCAATTGTATCAACAACAATACAATTATAAGTATCTTTTACCTTATCTTTCTTTAATTCTCTCATTACTTGCTTCATATCGCCCCAAGAGGTAATATCTACCGCCATAACTCCTGGTAAAGCATTATATCCTTTTTCAAAAGCAAGTAAAAGAGCTTTTGGCATTTGTACTGCCAAAGTAGTTTTTCCCGTCTTGGGCGCACCATAAATATATGTAATATATCCACTTAAATCTTTACTTACCTTATGAGGTTGAATGTTTAATAAATCAATAGCCATGTTTTTTCTCCTTTAATTTTAGCTATTTAAGAATAGACTCTTTTGCCATTTTCTTAAATTTTTTCATATTTTTTATTTATGGTAGAGAGTAGATAATTTTATTATCTACTCTCTTTATATATTATATTTTTTAATTAAAAATTAAAATCTCCAACTTTTGCCATCGTATTACCGGCGGCCGCAGGCTTTGCAGCGGCTCTAGATGCATTATACTCATCCTGTCTCTGCTTAATACCAGCTACAGTAATCTCTCTCTGAGCCATTGCATCCATAAGCTCACTTGCTGTAATTGTACTTTCATCATCAAAGAGATAAGGTTCTCCCTGTGCCCAAGTAATAACCCACTCTCTTCTGGTGCTTGTAGTTTCTCTTACATAAGCATCTCCAAAAGCAGATTCCTCTTCAACTCTTCTAACAGTTGTTGCAGAAATCTGATTTCCTCTAATTCGAGTAAATACCGGTTCCTTAGAAGAAGCTCCAAGATTTTCAAAATAATCCATTGCTCTTGGATTAGTAACGATAAAATCAGTAGGAAGAAGAGCATTTCTAAAATCAAAAACAGCTCCCTTTACAACAACTCTTTCAGGAATATTCCGCTCAGGGTTCTCTTCCTGACGAGTCACTCCAGTAATAAGCATATCAACATCAAATGTATTTCTGTTCTTAAGATCTTCTTCAAGCTCATTTACTGGATGAATAAAACCGCCCTCATTTCTCTTCGCACTAACAAGTTCTTCTTGTCCATTACGAGTTGAGAAAAATTCATTTAAACCAATAGCAGAATCAATTCTAAACTTAGAAGCCTTATCTACACCATTCTCAGTTACAGACATATACTTACCATTAATAATATCATTAAGAATCTTAAAAGTATTATTTGCAGCGCCGTTTGAAGTTGTTTCAGTCACATAAGTAAAATGTACTGGAATTACATTCGTAGCAGCTCCTTCTGCATCTGTAAGAATACTAACTGTTCCCATAATGAAATTAGTTCCTGGCTTCTTTGAATTTGGTCCTGTAGTTCTAAACTGTAGATCATGTTCATAAAGAAGACCAGATACATGTGTTCTATTAATCGTTCTCTTCATATATTTTTATTCTCCTTAATCTTCAAATTTTACTTCTTTACCTTTTTCTGTAATTGCATATACTGTTGGATCTTGTCCAATCTTCTCAACATAACCATCTGTTACAAGTTTTCTAATTGCTCCAGATACGACTCTTGAAGAAACAAACAATCCTTCTCCAATGTCCTTTGCTTTTGCCATTGGAATATCAGTAGCATGATCCTGAAGATACTTCAGAATCAACTTACCATTATCGGTAAATTCTGGCTTTTCATTTTCTTTCTTTCCTTTAAAAGCTTCCCAATATGCCATTGCATCTGCTTGATCTGGATCATTCAAATCAATATTAATTACATTAAATCCTGCTTCTACTAATTCAATAAATTTTTCTTTCTTAGTCATTTTTTTAATCCTTTTAATATTCTTTATTAACTTTATACAAATATTATATCATTTTTTTATTAAAAAATCAATTTAAAGAAAAATCCTAATTGGGTTGCTCATCTATAAAAATAAATTGGTTTGCATATGGCAAAGTTCTTGCCCACTCTATAAAACTTTCTCTCCATTCAACCAATTTATGATTTCTTCTTTGGCTTTTTGAACAAATAGCTAAAAGATTTTCATAATTCATTGTCACTGTTCGAGTTTGTAACCATCCATTAGGAAGAATACGAACTAATTCTTTCCAATAGCGAATATCTTTGGTTTCATTATATTCTTGACGAAGATGCTCACAATCAATAAGAAGATTATCCCAAACAGTTTTCATAGTTAAATCTTTTGGTCCTATCGCAGCATCTTCATAGGGTTTCAAATCTGCGGCGAAATCGCCCATTTCAAAACACTGATCTGTAATAGGATAAGCGGCTAGCTTATGCATCGTAGAAGTTGAGTTTGCTACCGTCCCGACTTTGTATGTATCGAATTCTTTCCACCAGTATAAAGGAGCGGTAATATCCACACACACAGAAATCTAACGAAGGAATTTACGATGCTCTGGACCAGATCGAATTAACAATTGAGCTAAATGCATATCTTTAGGTCCAATATAAGCAATTTCTTTATATTCAAAACTATTAGATTCTTTTAAAATGCCGTTTTTAATTAACCAATCACAATATTTATCTTGTAAGTCAAGATATTCTTTAGTATTTTCATATTCATCCAAATCTGGCTTATCCTAATGAATCCAGGCATCTGCCACATCAAGAATTCCTTCATCATAATCATCTGTAATATTAAAATAACTGTCACTTAAATGCCAGCTATTTTTAGGATTCCTCATTCCCCGAAGAGCACCTTCAAAATTATATACTCTTGTATTTTCAAATTTCATACTACCATAATTTCCTTTATCTAATCAAGATTATAAATTCCAACCCATTGACTACCTTTAATAATAACAAAAAGATTATGATTTACCATATAATCTGTATATTCGTCAGCGCCCCATTCTCTATAACTACCATCAATCATTGTAATATAAATCATTGTATTTTTACCTCAGCTGTATTATTAGAATAATCATTTAATTTAATAGAATCACTATCAACAGAAACCGTATAATTATTTTCAGTTGCATTTGTAGTAGTATTTGTTTTTCCAAGAGTAATAGTCTAATTACCGGTTGTATCACTAGTTGACCAAGTATAATATGGAGTTGTTGTCCATGTTATAGTTTGATGAGATTTTCCATTCCAATAGCCTTCATTATAAGCTTCATTTAACATTTCTTCAAATTCTTTTTTAGTTAAAGAAATCTTTCCATCTTTACTATCTACCATAATAATTTTAATCATATTATTTAATCCTCATTACAATCTGTATATCCAATTAAATTCCAATTATTAGTTGAAATAAAATTAATAAAATTATCAATTTCATCAATTACAAAATTTGTTTTTTCTTCCTTGCTACCATAAATAAAGTCATGATAACTAATAAAGTGAATTCCAGCAATTCCATAACATCTTGCTTTTTCCATCATTGCATATGGGTTAGAACAAACAAAAGTTGCATCATTTTCTTTTGCTATTAACATTAAACGGAGTGTTTTTCCAGTACTTCGTTTATCAATAATCTTTATCATTTTATACTATAACCAAATTCCTTTGCTTTAAAATAATCCTGCCAATAATCTTCTCTCTCATTTAGTTTACTTCTATCACAATCTTCAATTAATTCAAAAGAAAAATTTTCAACGCCCATTTTCAACATAGCAGGATATAATTTATTTTGCGTGGGTGTTTCTGCGCCGAGACCTCGTTTAATATGCTACCTCCAACGCTCGGATACATTCACTGCTTGTCCGACATAGCACATTCCATTAGCTAGATTTGTTATTTTATAAATTCCAGTATGAGTTTTTAATCCTAATACTCGACCAATTAAATCATTATAAGGTTTTTCATAATAACATTTATAAATAATTTTATTTATTGGTTCAGGGTTTCGTAAATAAGGAATAATTTCTCTAATTTTAGAAATTTCTTTTAAATCTTCCTCTGGAATAATTAAACGATAAAAGTCTTTTTTATTTTCATCTTCAAATTGACGTTTGTTTGCGGCGACCGCTGCATCTACTTTTGATTGCAACTCTGCGAGTGTTTTAGCAGCCTCTGCCGCAGATATTCCGCATTCATTAGCTTTTTGTCGAAACTTTTCAACATAATCACTTAAAGTATTAAGATATTCTTGTTTAGCTTCTTCTTTAGATTTTTCTAGAAATTTTTTATAATTCTAATAATCTAAAGTCATTTTCTATTCTTCTAATTTAATTTCAGCTTTAGCTTTATCTAAATGAGCTTTTTTATAATTTTCGGCGGCTTTTGTTGTCTGATCATTTATATCAGCTAATCTTTCTTTGGCTAAAGCAATATCTTTTTGTAAATCCTAATTATGTTTTTCATTTTCTAAATTTAAAACATCTAAAATATGTAAATGTTCTTGTTTATCAATTATTTCTTTTTCTAATTGATTATTTTTTTCTATATTTTCTTTATTTAAATCAATTTTTTCTTTATACTTAGGATAAAAAAAGAAATAAAAGAAAATTAACACAATTAGAATTCCAAACCCCAATCCTATAATAATATTAATCATATTAAAAAATAGGGGTAAGTAAAAATATACTCACCCCTTTATTTTAATATTATATTAAATTATTCAGCAGTCTCTTCTGCATCAGGATCAAAAGTCATTCCTGCTGGGGTTAAGCTAAGGAACTTAACTTGCTTGTGGCTACCATCCTCAAGCTCAATTTCTGCGGGAGTACGAACTCCAAGACCCTTTCTCTGAATCGCAGAGGTAAAAATACCATCAACGCTTCTCTTCTCAAGACCAAGTGCATCAGCGACATCCTGTGCAGTAACATTTGCTCCATTAATACCCTTTAAATAATCCAGAACCTTACGGCTATTTTCCTTCATTGCCATGATTTTAATTCTCCTTTAAAAATTATTTTTTTCTTTTTTTTTGTAAAATAAATATACAAAATTTTTTATTTATAGTCAATCACTTGCTTCCATTTTTTCCAATATTTTCATAACTTTTTCATCAATTGCCGCCATATCTTCTAAAGAGGTAATTTGATTAGAATAATAGAGTATATCGCCTTCAGCTTTAGCCTTTATTTTTTCATTTTCGCTATGTTTTAATTCATATTCTGCTTTGGCAATCTTTTTAGCAAGTTCTTTGATTTCTTTTGTTTTCATTTAGTACCTTTTTTTTACATTTTTAATATACCATTTATTTTTTTAAATGTCAAACTTTTTTATAAAATCTTCTTCTGTAAGAATCTCAATATTCAATTTTTTAGCAGCTATATTCTTTGAAGAATTAGAAGTTATGTCGTTATTAATTAAATAATTTGTTTTACTACTTACGGAACTAGCTACTTTTCCCCCAGCATTAGTGATCGCATCAACGAGTTCCGCACGATTTTTATAATTTTTTAATTTACCTGTAATTACAAAAGTTAAATCTTTTAATTTATCTTCTTTTTTCTCTTCTTCTTCTGGAATATTAATATTTAATAAATGATATATTTCATCAGCTTCTTCATAATCAAAATTTTTTAATTCTTCATTCATTTCTGGACCGAATCCATCTATTTTGAAGAAATTATAATTATCATCTTTAACAGCATCTCTAAATTCCTCATAAGTTTTAAAATATTTAATTAATTCTTTGGATACTGTCTTTCCGATTAAAGAAATTCCTAAAGATGAAATAAAAGCGTCTAATGTAGTATTTTTACTTTCTTCAATAGATTTTAAAATCTTATCAACCGAAGCAACTCCAAATCCAGGCTTCGCAATCCATTCATCCCTATGATCTTTTAATTTAAAAATATCAATTAAAGATTCAATCCATCCCCAATCAAGAAGTTTTTCAAATGTTGCTAAAGAAAGCCCTTTTATATCCAATCCTTTTTTTCCTGCAAAATGCTCAAGACGATTGAGAATTTTACCTTTGCAATAAGGATTATCACATTCTACAGTAATAACACCATTATTGTCTTTATAATTAACCATTCCGTGACATATGGGACAATATTCTATAGCATCATTTGCTGAAACTCCACCATGGGAAACAACATATCCATAATCATGATGTGGACCAGCAGAAGCAATTTGTGGAATAATCATATTCGCTTTATATACTTTTAATGGCTCACCAATATACGCGCAATCGCCAAGAATTTCTTTCATTACAGAAACATTATGAAGACTAGCTCTTTCTACGATAGATCCATCTATCTCTATTGGATCAAAAACAGCCACTGGAGTTAAAACTCCTGTTCTGCCCATTGTCCAATTAATCCATTTAAGTCTTGTTTCATATGTATCATCATAAAATTTATAAGCAATAGCATTTTTATAATGGTGAGAAGTATAACCTAAAGATTCTCTTAATGATAAATCATTAAATTTAAAAACTAATCCATCTATTGGGTACATTTCAGTCCAAGACATTTGTTTAACAAATTCCATTGTTTTATTTATATCTGGACCTGCACTAAAAGGACAAACTAAAAAGCCTAAAGCTTTTGCTTTCCATAGTTGTTCCATTAGTGTGTTTTCAGTATCCTTAAAAGGTTCAATAACATCCCAAGCAATAAATTTTAGTTGCCTTTTTTCACATTCTTTTGAATCCAGTAATCTAATACTACCAGAAGCAAAATTTCGAGGATTTTTATATTCAGTAGAAAAAGAAGAATCAAAAGTATTAAAATCACAAATGATTTCTCCATCAATAATTACTTTTTCATTATAGTTAATTCTTTTTGGAATACTAGGAATCACTTGGGCATTATGTAAAATATCTTCCCCAATTTCTCCATCTCCTCTGGTTTCAGCACGAACTAATTTTCCATTTTCATAAGTTAAAGAACATGTTAAACCATCCATTTTTGCCATAACGACATAATGTTTTTTACCTAAAAAAGTTTTTACAACTTCAATATCTTTAGTCTTATCTAAAGACAGCATTAAATGATTATGTTTAACTTTTTTTAATTCATTAACTACAGAATAATGAATTGTATGAGTTGGAGAATCTTTTAAAATGATACCAGTTTCTTTTTCTAGTTTTTCTAATTCAAAATATTTTTGATCCCATTCTTCATCTGACATAACAGGTTTCCCAATATCATAAAAGAATGTTGCACTATTTAAAATGCCAATTAGTTCTTGAATTTTTTCTCTCATATAAAATCCTTTTTTATTTTCTTCTTAAAATAAATATACTATTTTTTATAAAAAAAATCAATTATAGGAAGATAAAAATCTTCCTATAATTAAACCTTTGTAACAGAATTAATGTTCCCCTTAATCATAATATTTCCAAGAGATGGTCTAGCTAAAAGTGGAATATCTTTTGCGGAAATACATATAGAATTAAGTGAACCAATAAGAAGAATCATATCAGAATCTTCTACTAATGTACCACAGACAATTTTTCCAGAAGAAGATGTTGGTTTATAAACCATTAGTCCTTTTCCTGCACGTTTCTGAACAGGAAGTTCTTCTAATTTAATTTTCTTGCCGAGACCCGACTCTGCGAAGATTGCAAGCTGGTCTGTTGTGTGTCTTATAGGCAAGGCCGCAACCACATAATCATCTTCTTTAAGAGTAATGCCTTTAACACCCATTGCTGTTCTTGAAGAAGTAGGAACTTCTTTTAAATTAATTTTAATTCCCATGCCTTCGTGAGTAAGAAGAATTAAATCTTCATCAGAACAAAGTCCCACGGAAGCTAGGGTATCTCCTTCCTTAAGGCCGATCGCCGCAATTCCTGTCTTTTTCTTAGTTTTTGTATATTCTTCTAAAGGAGTCTTTTTAATAATACCGTTTTTAGTTATAAATAAAATATATTTAGCATTCGTATCTCTATAAATAGAATATATTAAAGTTGCTTCTTCATCGGTATCCATTGCAATTAAAGACTTAATACTTTGTCCTTTTGTTGCATTTGTTCCTACTGGAATATCATTAACTAAAATACGATACATTTTTCCTTTATTTGTAAATACCATTAAAGAATCAATCGTATTTGTTTTAATTACAGCAGATGTAATATCTCCTAGCGTTTTAACACCTTTACCATTTCTATGTTGTGTTCTAAAACTAGAAGAAGGAATTCTTTTAATTAATCCATCTTCACTCATTACGACAACACATTTTTCTGGTTCAACAAATTCAATCTCTTTTTCTTCTTTAGATTCTGAAATTTGAGTAATTTTTGTTCTTCTCTCATCTCCAAATTTTTGCTTAATTTCATCAAAAAGATTTGTTAAAGCTGGAATTGGATCTTTAATAATCGCTGTCAGAGTTATCATTTCAGCGACTTTTTCATTATATTCATTTTGAATTTCTATTTTTTCAAGATTTGCTAATTTACTTAATTTCATATCCAAAATTGCTTTTGCTTGTTGTTCTGTAAAAGCATATTTAGAAATTAAGTTTTCTTTTGCTTTTGCTGCACTTTCGGATTTTTTAATTAATCGAATAATATCATCAATATCTTCAAGTGCTTTTAACAAACCTTGTAAAATATGTGCTCTTGCTGCAGCTTTCGTATATTCAAATTTAGATTTACGAATTAAAACATCTCTTTGATGCTCAATATAATTTACAAGAAGTTGCTTTAAATTAAGTAGTCTTGGTTTTTTATCTACAAGAGCGACTTGATTAAAACTATATGTATCTTCTAATTTTGTTTTAGCATAAATCTTTTTAATAATTGGTTCTGCTGAAACACCTTTAGCAAGCTCAATTACAAATCTAACACCTTGAGCATTAGTTTCATCTCTAATGGTTGTTACGCCATTAAGCTCACCTGCTTCACAAAGTTTATCTAATTCAACAGTTAAATTATCTTTTGAAACTTTATATGGAATACTATCAAATACTATTGTATCACCATTTTTATCAGATTCAATATGATATTCGCCTCTAACCCTTGCTCTTCCTTTTCCTGTGAGATAAGCTGTAGCTAATTCATCTTTATTAATGAGTAAACCTCCAGTAGGAAAGTCAGGACCAGTAACAATTTCAAGTAATTCTTTAATATCGCAATCAGGATATAAAAGAACATAAATTGCTGCATCCATAATTTCTTTTAAATTATGTGGTGCGAATGAACAAGCCATACCAACAGCAATACCAGTTGTTCCATTTACTAAAAGATTTGGAATTTTACCTGGAAGATAAACTGGTTCTTGCTCTTCATCAGTATAAGCGTTCATCCAATCAATTGTATCTTTCTTTATATCAGCCAGCATTTCTTCACCAGCTTTAGAAAGTTTACATTCTGTATATCTATATGCGGCCGGCTCATCGCCATCTCTGGACCCATTATTTCCATGGAAGTCAATTAATGGATATCTCATATTCCAAGGCTGAGATAGCCAGACTAAAGCTCCATAAATACTAGAATCACCATGCGGATGAAACCTACCCATTGTATCACCAACGGGCTGCGCGCACTTAACAAATTTCTTATTATTCATATATCCTTTATCAAACATATCATAAAGGATTCGTCTTGCTACTGGTTTGAGTCCATCTTCCGCAGAAGGTAATGCTCTATCAGTAATAACACTTAAACTATAATCAAGAAAACTTTGTTCAACTTCTGGTATAATTGGTGTTTGAATTATATTTTCCATTTATTTTTCCTTTTTTATTATTACTAACGTATTATTATTTTTTTTATCTGGTATAGCTTCAAAATTTATGTTTGTTATTGCTCGATGTCCTGTATTATAAGCTGCTATTGTCGCATCACTACAACCACCTGTAATATAAGTATTTTCATATTCTATTACCATATCATTTAACACAGGTCTAACAAGTTGAGTAATAATTATATCATTCACTTTGATTTTTAAATAGAAAGGTTCTCTATTTTTAAAATCAATAGCACTCATATCGAAATATGATGTCCCACAATATGGACACTTATTTAAATCAATATCATATGGAGCACCACAATTAGGACAGTTTCTATTCATAACAATCCTTCTTTTTGTAATATATTAATTCGATTTTCTAATAATTCACTAAAACCTTTATCTATAATAATTTTTCCGGTTCCTCCAGCAAGAGAATCTGCCAAATCATTCCATTGATGATTAGAATGACCTGGGACTCTCTCAATATTAACTCGATAACCTTCATTCCACATCCAATAAAAATCTGTTATAATTCCAATATTTTCTGGAGTTTTCTTTTTAGAATTTAACCAATCATTTTTTGCCCAATTAAACATCCATTCTGTAAATATTTTTCTTGAATATTCTGAATCGGTATAAATTGTAGAAATATTTTCTTTATCTTTTGTTCCATAAAGAATAAAAGCTGTTAAAATTGCTTTTAATTCCATCTCATTATTTGTTGTATATTTAAATCTTCTTGATACACTATATAATAAATTTTCATCATTATCAAGTATTACAATACCATATCCGCCAGGTCCTGGATTAGGATTAGCACTTCCATCAGTATATATAATCACTTTAAATTATCCTCTGATTGTGATTCTAAAGTTATACCATCGGTTTTTAAATATACATTATGAAGTGGAAATGTTTCTACAATTTTTTCAAAAATAGTTTGAGCCATATCTAAATCAATTTTATTTAAATCTACTGTTACAAATATAGTGTCTCCTTCTTCGAGAGAAAAAGTAGATAGTTTAATTCCATCTATAACCTGGGTAATATTTTCTTCTTTAGATGTCAACATTTGCCCTCCATGCATTAGCCTCAATGAAAGTTTTACGTGGACCGACCGCCTCACCCATCAGCCCCATAAAAGTTTTAGCAACCTCAGTTATATCATCCATTGTAATCTGTTTAAGAGTTCTTGTTTCAGGATTCATAACTGTTTCAGCCATTTCGTGCGGGTCCATCTCGCCTAATCCCTTCATACGACCCAGGTCAAAAGATTTTTTAGCTGTCTTTCTATATGCCTCAAGTGCAGCATCATCTTTTAAATAAGTAATATTTTGACCTACAGTCACTTTATAAAGTGGAGGAACTGCCGCATAAATATAACCTTTTGTAATCAATTCTGGTGCAAATTTCCAGATAAAAGTGAGGAAAAGAACCCGAATATGACTTCCGTCTACATCAGCATCTGCGGTAATAATAATCTTGCCATAACGAAGCTTAGACTCATCTACAATAATTTTGCCATCTTTTACTTCAAGTCCAAAAGCATCAATCATAGAACTAATTTCCTGGTTCTGCATAGCTTTATGAAGATCAGTCTTAAGGACGTTAAGAATCTTACCTCTAACTGGTAATACAGCCTGAGTATTTCGATTGCGGGCTTCCTTTGTACTGCCGGCCGCAGATTTTCCCTCAACAATAAATACTTCGCATTCAGAACGCTTTTTTGAACTGGCATCTGCAAGAGTTCCTGGCAAAACAGTTCTCTTCTTTGTATCCTGCTTACGTACTGTTTCTTTCGCCTTCTTTGCCTTCTCACGAGCGGCGCGCGCAAGCAATGCTTTTTCAATAATTGCCTTTATATCTTTTGGATGACTATCAAACCAAGTTTTTAATTCTTTAGATGCAAGTCTTTGAACTGCTGTTCTTGCTTCACTACTGGATAAAACCTCTTTTGTCTGTCCAGAAAAAACTGGATCTGGCATAATAAAACTTAATACTAAAGTTAATCCTTCTTTTAATTCATCTCCAGTAATATTTGAATCTTTTTCTTTTAAAAATTTATTATCTCTCGCATATTCATTTACAGTTTGTGTTAAAGCAGTTCTAAATCCTGTTAAATGAGTACCACCTGTATTTGGAATAGAATTTGTATATAACTTATAAGTATCACTATAAGTTGAATTATAACTCATAGCTACTTTAACACCAATTCTATCTTCTGTATTTTCTGCATAAAAAACTGAAGTTAAAACTTCTTTATTTTTATTTAAATCGTCAATATAATCAAGAATACCTCTATTAGAAGTTATATCTTCAGCTTCTTTATTTTTATATTGAAAATGAAAAATAAGTCCAGGAGAAAGATAAGCTAACTCTTGAAGCTGCTTTTTTAAATCATTATAATCAAGAGTAATACCTTCTTTAAAAATATCTGGATCTGGCATAAAATCAATTTTAGTTCCATGGGGATGATCTTTGCTTTTCCATTCTCTAACATCAAAGAATGTATTTTTTCCTTTTTGGAAAGTTGCAATAGCTTCTTTTCCATCTCTTACAGAACTAACATTAAAAAAGTATGAAAGAGCATTAGTTGCTTTTGCTCCTACACCATTCATACCTCCAGATGTATTATAACCTGTTTTACCAGAACTATCAAATTTAGCTCCAGTATGTAATTTTGTAAAAATATTAATTAATGTTTCTGAACCATCTTTAGCTTTTCCAAAAGGAACTCCTCTACCATTATCAATAATTGTAATATTATCCTCTTCTCCAACAATAATACTACATTCTGTACAGTATCCATTTAAATATTCGTCTACTGCGTTTGAAATAATCTCAAGAGTGATCTGTTTTACTCCTTCTGGTCCAGTTGAGCCGATGTACATACCTGGACGAAGACGAATTGCTTCAATGCCTTCAAGTGTTTTTATGTCTTTTACGCCATAATTTAAATCCACTTTATCCATCCATATTCCTCCAATATTTTCATTGCTTCATTATATTCTTTTTGATCAAATATAATCCATCCATCTGTCATTCCTATAAATGTATATCCATACTAATAAAGTGGATGAGATTCATCATTACTCCAAGGATATAAAAGGTAAAGCTTTTTCCCTTTATATTCTCTTCCATCGCATATAATTTTTTCTATTTTTCTATTATCTATTTTTCTCATATATATATTATATAATATTTTTTTCAAAAAATCAATAAAGTGTTTTCTTAAATAAAAAAATTGGGAGAATACTTATGTATTCTCCCAATTCTAAATTAATAAATTAAAACACCAGAAGCATTAATTCGATTAGATGTAACCATCCAACCATCTCTATCGAAAATATAATCTTTATTTTCTATATTTTTTATGATATTATATGGATATGAATAATTTTCCATTACATACCACCATCTACCGTTTGCTTCTTTTAACCATCCTTCAATATATTTGCCACTAATCCACCCATTTTTTTCTGGTATATAGAACCACCAGGTTCCATTGACATTAACTTTCTTAGTAGGCTTAACATATGTACCTTTTGCCAATATTGCAACAATATTTGAACTTGTTGAATAAGAAGCTCTGCAATTAAGACCTGCGGCGCCCACTATTCTGACGCCTTTAGTGTCAGTTGAAACCGGAATTTCAGGTAGATTCTTTTCTTCTGTGTCATATGGTGGACGTCCATAACCATAAATAACTGTAGAGTTTATAGAGTATGATTTCCGGACTACACCCCCGCCATTAGCGATGACCGCAGATCCACCACTAGTATTTCCTTCAACAGTATATATATATCCATTTTTTACTTCAACTACAAGAGCAGTATGATGGACGCCTGCAAAAGTTCCATCTTTAGTAAAAAATACTTGATCTCCTGGAAGTGGTGTTTTTTCGCCTCTTAAAAAGAAAGCTTTTTTTGATTTATATAAATTTATAGAATTTTTTGTATAATCATCAAAATCTCCACCAAGTAATGCTTTTGCATTATTAGTTCCATATGCCTACTGGAAGCACCAATCAACAAAACTATCGCACCAATAAGCAGGAAAATCCATTACTGCTGGATATAATTTATGCATTTCATATCCATATTTTGTATAATTATCTGAACCAGCATATGCTGTTTTTTGATAAAGACAATCTTTGCCATATTTTTTCCAAGCTTCAGCAGATTTTTCTAAATAGCCTTCTTCTGCTAAAGCTATTGAAATTACTTTAGACGCATAATTAGCCATTAACCTTTTCCTCCATATCACAATTCCTCATCGCCATATCATATACAATACCATTTTTAGTATTTTCTTTTGCAGCTTTAATTGAATAAATAGCAAAACCCATAACTTCACTGACTACCGCTCCAATTAATGTAATTAATGGAGAAAAGTCAGGAGCCATCATTGTTATTTGTACTAATTCAATAGATTTTATAGTAATCCATGCAGTAAATAATTCTATTGCAGTACAGTTGAGGAAGAGAAAAAGAATTAACAATTTAGAAGTTGAAATTTTTGGTATTTTACTAAAAAACTTTCTTTTATCTTGTTTTAGCTATTTCTTTTTTTCTAAATATAATTTATCTTTTTCCCATTCCTATACTTCTTGTAAAATACCTTCTCTCTCTTTTTCAGTCATAATTTTATACCCTCTTTGTGTATGTTAAACCAATCCAGCCATTCCGGTCTTTTATGTAGCCCCAATTATTTTTAACTTCAGAAATCATTACTTGAGTTCCTTTTTTAAGGATTCCAATAATTGGATTTTCGGTTCCTGCTTTTTCACGAATGTTAAGCGCAGTTGTAATTTCTACTTTAAAAGTTTTGGGTGTATATCCAAAATATTGTTTATTTCTATTGGATACATAAGCATAACCGTTTTTAGCTCCTGGCCAAACAATTTTATACCATTGATTAGATGTAATTTCTAAAACTTCAACAGCTGCTCCCTTTTTTAATGTTCCAATGATTTGACTTTGAGTTGTTGAAGCTGTTCTAATATTCATCTCTTGCATCGCAACAGCGGTCCCAATACCGGCTCCGCAATAACTTTTATTTTCCTTTTTTTTAATGCCTTCTTCTGGTAGTGGAACAAATTGATTGTAATATCTTTCGCCATATCCAGCTCTTAAAGTTTGAACTTTTTCACTCTAATCAGCTGGTCGTTCAAACTTTAATAACATCGCATTAGAAGCTTCTAATACACTGGTTGCTTTTAAACAAATATTCCAAACACTTGTTTTATAAGATTTAGATAATTGCTAATATAATAATTCAAGTTGAGTTTCTAAATCACCAATAGAAGTTCCTTTTTTAATTGCATAATTATATAATTCTTTTTTTAGACTCCAATAAGTCCATTGGACTAATCCATATCCAGCTTTATCATAAATAAAATTGTTGTATATTCTATCATCTACAGCTTTTGTATAAGATTCATCTGTATATCCTAGTTTTTTTTCATATGACTGTTGAAGATTTTTCGGATTTAAACCAGATTCAGCATACATATTACCCATAATTCCGGCCACGCCATATGGATTATTTAATTTAGAATATAAAAAATTCCAAATTTTTTCTGCATTTGTATTTCCAATTAATGCCATGATTATATCCTCTCCACGTCTTCTAAAGAGATCCATCCTAATCCAGACTAGATGAGTCCCCATCCTGAGTTTTCTTTAATAATTTTTATTTGTTTATTTTTTTCTAAATAACCAATAATAGAACTTTTTTCTGATAAATTAGTTTTAATAGCAGTTTTATCAGCTATAATTTTCACTAAATAATTCACCGTTGAAGGTTTTTTATTATCTAATTTTATTTCAAAAATAGTTTTTATTATTTCCAAATTATGATTATCATTATATATATATCCATATCCCGATAAAGAATCAAAAATAATTTGATACCAACCATTATTTAATATAGATATTATCTATAATTCAGTATTTTTTCTTGATATAATTCCAATTTTTTGATATTTTTGTCCAGGACCATTATAAACAGGAATATTTCTTTTAAGAGTCTTTAAAGAACCAAAACTATTATATTGCTATTTAGATTCAAATATTTCTTTTATCTCTACAACAACAGCAATATTATCATCTGATAATAAAATATCTCCAATTTCTAATAAGTCATTTTTCTTAGTATATTTATCTAATTTTAAGAAATTGAATTTACTAGAACTTTTTAACACTTTTAAAAAATTATTTTTATTTAATTTCTATGAAAAATTTATAGCGTTCTAAATTAATTCATAGTCATCACTAAAAGATAAATGCTTATCATAATAATTCTATATATTACTTGCAATCAATTCTCCAAAATTTTCATTGGTTGGACGTAATACCATTTCCCATGGTTTATTATACCAAGATTTTAGTGTAATCTATTTTTCTCTTGTCAAAAATCCAATGGTAACTAACATTTTTTATTTTCTCCAATAAAAAAATCTTGTTATATAACAAGATTTTAATTTTACATTAATTGCGCTAATTGTGCAATTTTTGATCTATGTACAATTTTTAATTTAACCTGTCCATAAATATCATTTCCTCGATATACTTTTGATGCGCGCCGCAATCCATTATTAATTCCAAGAAAATGGTTATCATCAACCTGAGTATCCATATCTCCATCTATAATACAGGTACAATCAGATCCAATTCTTTCTAATCCTAGTTTCATTAGTGTTACATCTAAATTTTGAGCTTCAGAAATATAAACACCGGCTTTCATTCCACTAGTATCATATCCACGTATATCCGAGAAGGGGAGCAAAATTAAGGTTTCTTCTTCAATTAATCTTTCAACTTCAACTCTACTTCCTAATTTACTTATTAATAAATTTCCAATTTGTGAATCCAATAATTTTTCATCACGAGATCCAGGATAGAATCCAAGTTTTGCTGAATTTCTAGTTGCTATAGTATTACAAAAAATAATTATTTTATCTATCTTTCCATTTTCTAATAAAGAAAAAAGATAACCTAAAGAAAGTAAAGTTTTTCCTGTTCCTGCTCTACCATGAATTAAACTAATTTGATTATTAACTAAAGTATCTGCAGCTAATAGTTGATATATATCTCCTTTAGAAGGTTTTATTTCTCCAAACCATTGAGATTTAAAACTTGAAAATTTAATTTTACGATAATTTTTTCCAGTCCAACAATATTGATCAATCTAATTTCCATATTTGTCTTTTAATATAATATATTCATTTATTAATAGTTGATATGGATTATAAAAAGAATTATTCATATTGCTATAAAAATTAGCTAATTCTTCTTCTGTTAATTCAATTTCTTGATAACCAGAATATTCATCTACCATTAAATCATTGGCTTCTAAAATACAATCTTCTCCAAAGAATAAGTTTGCAATATTTGATAAAGATAAATCATCTGTCACGAAATATGTTTCATCTGGATGAACTTCTTTATCATAATCTATAGCACAAGCTAAAATTTTAGTATCATTATTTATTTCTAAATCAGCCTCTATTATTGGTTGCAACATATAATTTTTGAAGATATATGTTTCAAACTTATCTTTGTTTTGGCTTAATATTTTTTCTAATCGCTGGACAGTTTGTTTTATTTCTATATCTCTATTAGATGTTTTAATATTTTCTAGTTCTGCTAAAGTAATAGAAGAAACGACAATTTTATTATCGTTTTCAAATAAACTGTCTGCACTAGATATTAAACTGCTTGTATCATAAAAGTAATAACTCATACTTCCTCATCATCCTCTTCTTCAATGTCATCATTATCAGTCTCTGCTTCTATCGGATATTGAAATCCCATAATCTGAAGAGGCTCATCTTTTTCATCATCAAATTGTTTTAATTCATTAACTTTTTTATTATATTCTGCTATTTTAACAGCATATTCCCCTTTTTTAGTTTCTAAAATAGTTAAAATAAAATTACATATTTCATCTAAAATAGGATTTATAAAGTCAATAAAAAGCATTCCCAATATAAAAAATAATAAATTCAACGGAAGAATCCTCCTTTATTTATTTTTACTTCTTATAAAATTGAAAAATTAATATGTTTTATTAACTTTCTTTGGCCTTTTCTCTATTTTTACGAACTTGTTTATAAAAAGTATCTTTATCTTTAATGTATTGCGTCAACTCTTGCTCTTTACTATTTATCATGTAACGAATTGTAGCTAAATCATTTTCAATTTTGTGGATTCTTCTCTGGACAATTTTTTTTGCGTCTAAATTTATATAACATTGTTCAAAACTAAATAAAATTCCTTTTAATGCATTTAAAGATGGAATTAATTCGTCGTCTCTAACACTTGTATAATAATTAATTTCTGCTCGCATTAAAGCTATTGTGCATCCAGTTTTTTCATTTTGCATGTCTTTATCAATAGTGCTACATCTAGCGCAGCCTAAATAAGAACGTTTTCCATCTGTTAATACACAATTTGTCACTCCTGTTGATTCATCATAATAAAAAGATGGCTCTTTACCCTTCTTCATAATAATTAACCTCTTCAAAACGATATTTTTGTTTGGCATCAGGATATTTTTCTTTATCCACTTCTGACATGAACATTGAATATGGTCTAATATAAATTTTCCCAATTCTTACATTAGAATCAAAATCATTATATAAGGCTTGATAAACGACCATTTCTTCATTTGTTTCAGTATTTTCTCCAAAATATAAAATTCTATATTTGTGAGAGGGGTCTTTAAAATGCCTTACTGTCTGGCCTTCTCTCAATCTACTCATAAAAAACTCCTTGTTTTTATATTTATTATTTATATTATAACATAAAAAAGAGCAATAGTCAATTTTTATATTCTTTATTGAACTAGCCTTTTACTAAAAAAATTTTGCTATGCGATTTTTTGGCAACAACGGCCGATAACGCTAGCCAACTTTCTACAAAAAAGGCGCCTTATATGGCGCCCTTAAGTTTCATTTATTTTTTTGTTCAAATCAGAAATGATTTGATCCAAACATACTGGATAACAATTATGAGCATCTACTTCTACATGATAAATTACACCACGATTCCAATCACCAAAAGGATCAGTAATATGACTATGCCCACATAGCGAAATAACTCTAGCTTTAAGAGGCTTATCGAAATCAAGATTACTACAAATAGTAGGATAATGGGAGAGATAGAAATGATACCCTTTGTAATGAACCATAGTGGCGTAACAATAAGAGTCACTAGAAACCGAATCAACATTGTAACAAGTTTCATACATATTAATTCGGTTTTCAGTATCATGGTTTCCAAATATAATTTTAATAGTTCCATTTAATTGTTGAATATTGTACTTGATTGCGGCCAGGGCTTGATCCCCGCCACCACCAAGCCCGCAATCGCCAAGCACATAAACAATATCGTCCCCTTTTATGACTTCATTCCATCTTTTTATAATAGCTTCATTCATCTCTTGGACATTAGAAAATCCACGAGGTTTCCAAACAAAGTCTTTATCATGATTAAAATGCCAATCTGAAGTCAGCCAGATTGCCATATAATCACCTCCTATTACTTTACGCCCATAAAATAAGGGGTTTCCATCCAAGCAATTATATATCC